GTTGACCAGTTCGGTAAAGCCGCGTGCAAGCTCCACTTCCTTGCCGATGGCGTCCGCATTCGTGTCAACCCATAATGACCGCGCCGCGATGGGCGTCAGGAGATCAGGCAGCTTGCCGGTGAGGATGAGCATATCCAGCGCCACCGGACGCAATCGCACCGTATTGCCGCTGGGCAGCGTTACCGTGTAGCCCTCTAGCCGCGGCTTACGCCAAGCAGCGGCAGGCGTTACTTGTCGTTCTGTCACATAGTCCTCCTATGCGATGTTGGCGGGCGGGATGGCGACGGCAGTCGCGGTCTCGTGCTCGACCAGATAGATGACGCCGAACGTCGCGTCGTCTACGGCCTGCACCGTCATCTCCGGGATAGCAAACTGTCCGTATTGCAAGTTGGCGAGTTGAATATCCCCCGTGATCTTGCACTTGGGAATGAATACATGGATGTCGCCGTCGCCCTCTTCGGCGTAGGCTTGGCCCACGATGCCAAAGTACGGCATGTTGTCCCCGCCTGAAATCTTGAGACCCTTGACGGCGTTGGGCGTGGTGAGGCTGCTCGTAGCGGCTTGGCCCGTCATGACTTCCAGCGCCAGCAGGCTGATACTGCCAAAGCGCAACTGCACCTGCCCACCGATGCTGCGTGCCGCGGTCGCCGTGATGCTGTCATCACCTTCCAATTGAGCAGCCGTCTGTTGCAATGTGGCGGCCATCATCTGCACAGACGGCACGTCTACTGCTGTGCCGTAGCTATTTGTGGAGTTCCATGTCGCTACCTTAACGTCCCTAAGGCCAAAAGTCGGCGCACCATAAGGATCAAATGCCATAGAAGTTTCCTCTCATTCCCTGCGCCTTTGGCGCACTAGCGGCGTCGCCGCACTAGATAATCTGAGCGTTCCACCGAGCTGTCTAGCTCGGTATCGCGCGCGCCTCGCACATCACCGGCCCACCAGCAGCCGTAAGTCCCCGTTAACTGTACAGCCTGTAGCTTGACATACACGCGATCGCGCATGGTCTCAATCTTATCGAAGCCGGTGTCTTGGTAAAACCAAGCCTCTAACATCTCACGCAAGGAAACCGTCTGGCTTGCATCATCCGCCAGTTGCCCGTCCGGAATGGCGTCACGCAGCTTGAGCAAGATGCACGGCTTGATGATGCCATTGCTGTCAAACGCCGTCGGCGTGATAGTACGCGAAAGTCCCTGTCGACCAGCCTCGTCATAATCGAAGATGCCGCCCGTTGCTGTGGTAAGCAATGTTGCGTCGGCTTCGAGAATGGCTTTGGCCGCGGATAGCGCGCTCACGATAAAAGTCTCACGACATCTTGCCAGACCAATGGCCCGAAGCGATCAAGGCCGGGGTTGACGATAGCAAAACGTCCGGCATTACTCAATTCTAGATAGATGCCATACTCTACGCCGTGCGCCATAATGATCTCCACCATCTCGCCCACGAAATGTTCCGGTTTGGCATACAACCCCTGACGGGCATTGGTCGTGCGGTCCACCCAACTTGCGTTCGACTTCATCCAGCTTTCAATCTCCGGTGCCCATCGTTGCGCGATAGCAAAGATTCCGCGCTCTATCGCCGCCGCGTAACTGGCGCTCAGTTCGGCAAAGGCCCGCTGCGGCGGGTGCGACCAAGTTAAGCCGGTGGGCATCGCGCGCGCTATGCCTTCGCCGTCAGGTAGGCTTGCACGCTGTCGGTCAGTCCCGGCATGATGGAAATCACCTCAAACATTTGCGCGCCTACCTTGAACCTATCGCCTGCCTGGATGCTAGTATCGGTAATGCCGCTGACGCCTTTGTAGCCGAGGAGTAGTGCATCTATGCTATAGACTACACCGCCCATCGTCTGCGTCTTGCCCTGTCCTGCTAATGTCTCAATGCGTACCGTCTGCGCGGCCTGCGCTACGCCAGCACGCACCACCGTGATGCTGGTGGACTTGTCGTCGATGAGGATGGCCGTATCCACGCCGAGGTCATGGTCATCTATCCATGTGCCCAAGGGCCAACTATTACCGCTCCATGCGTCTATCCGACTCATTTATGCTCGATCCACCCAAAGTCTTTTGCTGTATTCGCCAGAATTAGACTCAATTGCGAATCAATATTGAAGCGTTCGCTACTAATTCGTATGGATTCCATAAAATCGCCATGACCGCGTTCACTGGCCGCCTTCCAATCGCACAACATTTCGAGTACATCCAATAGCGTCATATCGGTGATACCATTAGGATGATATTCAGGATGATGTCTATTGTGCTGATAGTGATGCTGGATGATTTTCTCGAATGGTTGGAAAGCCGCCCGATATTCTGGCGTGCCATATTCTAGGCCATTTAATGCATCGGAAAGTCCGGCATAACCTGATAATTCTGGCTCTTGCAATTTGCTAGCATCATGTATGGCCTCACGTTGCCGTAACCAATCAGCACAAAGAGCCAAATATCCTTTGACTTTGGCAATATGATTTATGGTGTCACGTATACTGGCATGGAGCATTTCGCTGCTAGACATGTGGCACGTCCAGATCATTTAGCGCACCACGACGCAGGCGTTCACGGTCCGGGCTAATTGGTTCGTCCTTCCATTTGGGCGGGATTTGAGCGAGGCCAAGAATCGCCAACTGATTGCCCGCCACTCGGCTCTCCGCCTGCCAGAACTCCAACATCTCGAATAGATGCTTGCGTACTTGACTGCGAGATACGCTTGTCTGGCCGGCGCGATAGTCGAAGAACTTATTGGCATCGGCTAGGAGTTGGCGATAGCCGAGATAGACCGCCGTATTATAGTCCTCCGCCGCGCGGGTGAAGAGGCGATTCAATTCGGCGTCGGTGAAGACCGTCTCATCGGCAGTAATACCGAGGTCTCCTTGCATATCGGCGAGTTGGTCAGCCGTGAGTGCCAATTGCTACCTCCTCGATGTCCATATAGCCATTACTATGCTGCATGGCGAAGACCGGCTGCGCTGCAATCTGTATTGGCGCGGTGGGCCGCGTGTCATAGCCGGCTGCGCCGATCTCAGCAATCAAGCGCGCCGCAACGTGATCCCAAGTCTGGTGACGGCGTAGCCATTGTGCTGCCGCCAACCCTCGCGCCTGCGCCCATGCGGGATCATCGTAGCAATCGCGCATCATACGCGCCAGCGCAGCGACATCGGCCCGGGCCCATAGTCCTTGGATAGACTCGTGCGACGTAGGGATGCGGTCAATCGTATGCTCATCCACTACGATGGCCCACTGGTCGGTATACCCATCATCCATGCCGCTGTAGCGCAACGTGATGACCGGTAGCCCCATCATGGCCGCTTCGCGGTGCGGCATCCCCCATCCTTCCGAGCGCGATGGAATGACGAAGCAATCCGCCTGCGTATAAACATCTGCCACGTTGCGCGCATCCTCGATTTGGATGCTCACGCGTGGATCAAGGTTCGACGCCCCTGCAATGCGCTGTAGTAAGTCGTTCATTTCAGGCCGCGCCTTGAGAACCAACCGCACGTCCGACGTATCAGTCGGTGTGCCAAACGTCGCATAGAATGCTTGCCACACCTCGATCCAACCTTTGCGACTGCCCCGGTCGCCCAGCGCAAGAAATGTGTAGGGCCGCACCCTGTCCGGCTTAGCCTTGAGGCATTGAGGCAAGATGGGGAACTCTTCCGGGTCCGTGCCGCCTGGAATGACAACTACAGGCGCTTTGACGCCACCATTGCGGAATCCTTCAGCGTTATAATCGCACGGCACGATGACGCGCTCCACATCGGCGTTATTGATGCACTCGCCCCAGCCATCTGGTAGCTCGCTGCCTTCCGTCATCGACAGCGCCCACTGCGGCCCTTGCATCTTTTGCAAGAAGTATGGCGGCATACACGAGATGGTCAGGGTGCGATAATCCACATCCCACATGCGTTGCAGCCAGGCGGGAGACCAGAGATATTCCACTAGAATCGGCGTGACTTCGTGCCCTGCGCGTTGCAGGGCACGAATCATGAAACCGGAATAACGGCCGTAACCATCTACCGACCTAAATTGGTACGCGCACCAATTGAGCCGCATGTCACGCTCCGTACTAACTCACAGTAGCATTGGCCCATGCTCCGCCCGCTACCAACAGACCGGCGACGCCGTTGGTGCGATCAGCGCCCACGCCTACCCCGAACTCGAACTCGATGTCGAGTTGCTTGATGGGCGTGTCGTCGTTGATGGTCGTCGTCTCGGGCACGATCATCATGCCGAAGCCGACGCTAGGATGCACTCGCACGGCCAGACCATTGCGCGCGTCCAGATTTCCATAGCTCTTGGTTAAACCTGCATAGCCGGTAGCGAGTCTCGCCGTAGCGAACAACTCAACCAAGCCATAATCACTCTGGAAGTCGCCGAAATGCCCGCCGATCCATTGCGGAGCCATCCTGAACATCTGGTTGCCGCTCGACTCGCCGCCACGGTCGATGATCAGACCGTTGACGTTGACCATCTCGATGAACTTGGTTAGCGCCGCATAGGTCGCAACATCGGCCCGGCTCACCACGGACCGGAACGGCGGCTCATGACCATGCTCCTGCAACGTCTCCGCCATCGTGTTGAGCAAGTCAGCGAACGTCTTGGGCGTCGATACGTTCTCCGCCACATAGTGATCATGGCTCGTGGTGAACGCCTCACCCTCAAACGCAGGCGGCGCAAAATCCACATTGCCGCCGGTGCCACGCACGAACGGAACATCGTAGCCTGCCGCGCCGATGGCGTTCTCGGTGTTGGTCAACCAGCGCGTGAGCAATTTCTGCTCGAACCGCCAGACGGCTTTACGGACATTGGTGCGGATGGCAGTGTTGATGAGCGCGCTTCTGGCATCACGGAAGTAGTGCCGCGTGCCGCCGATGGCCGAACCATAGGTACGCAGATCAATCATATGGCCGATGGTCGTGCCCAGGACAGGCTTGGGACGATCCATGTCGGTCATTTCGTCCATTGCCGTGACCGCGCCGCCATTCTCATACTCCTGCATCAAATCTTCCGTAAAGCTAAAACACCAGCCCCAACGATTGACCAACTCTTGATTCGCCTGCGCCAATGCTAGCGCAACCTGGTTGGCGAGTTCGCCATAGGTCACGCCGTCGCGCAGCGCCCATTCCGCCAGGCGCGTCCCATCAACGCCAGTCGGCAGCGCCTTGTTCAACAGAGTCAAATGGCCGATTACCTCTGCCATAGTAATGCTCCTTCTACGCCCTATCGGGTCGTTAACTAGCTAGCGGGCGTGTTCTGCTCCGGGTTCACAAAGACGATCCCAGCGCTGAGCGACCAGCCGAGGATACGGTCAAACGTGCCGGCAGCATCCGCCAATCGGCCTACCGTGTCGCTGACCCAGACGTTGACGCCTGGCGTCATGCTACTGTAGCCGCTCACCGGCCCGAAACAACAGACCGTGACGGGGTTGCCGCTAACGACCGACGTTTCGCCGTCGAACGATTCCACGGCAATGCCGATTGCTTTCGTCGCAGCGGAACTGGCATTGGCATCAGCCGCGACAACCGTCCCACCCGTCCCCATATACACAGCGTCGCCCATATTGATGGTCCCGCCCGCCAGCAGCGGCGGCAACAGGACCGCGCCGTTCTCGGTCAGCGCGCGCACCTGCGCGACGGTGACGGTAATATCTGCCATAATTACAACTCCTGTTCAGGCGCGTAATGCGCCGTGTCTACTAGATGCTGATTCCGGTTGCGGCAATGGCAGCCGCGCGATTCTCCGGCGTGTCTTCCAGGTTCCTGCCGCGCACCTTGCTCGCCACTACCGCAGGCGGACCGGTCATCTCGCGCACCTGCGCGGTAAGCAGCCGTTTGACGCTGGCCGACTCTTTGACCGCGGCATACGCGGCGTCTGCGTCCTCAAGCGTCTGCGGCTTGCGTGCTTGCACCAACTCCGCGACGATAGCACGTACCGACTCGATCTTGATCTCACTCACCAACTCGTCGATATGCCGCTGTACCGCTGCCTGAGCCTCTTCTACGGCCTTGCGTTGCATCTCCGCAATCACCGCCGCAAGGTCCGCTTCGGCGTCCAGGCCGAGCGTCTCACGGATAGTAGCGAGTTGCGCCACATGCGGCAAGATGGCCTCAGCGACAAGCTGCTCGCGCACCGGCTTCGGAATGTCGTTCGCGGTCAACTCCGCGATAATCTGTTCTCGATCCATGTCACTATCCTGTTCTGCAGCGGGTATTACCGCCGCACTGGTAGACATCTCTGCCGTCACCTGCGGCAATGCGCCCTGCTGGAGCGCCGCGCGTTCCGGGGGCGCAAAGTCAAGACTTTCCAGACGGAATGGGTTTAGACGTCGCACGCCTGTCCGCACAGCTTCCGGCTTGCCCTTACCGTAGATGCTGGTAGCGATTTCACCGCCCACAGCCTTGAGGTGGCGTACATAATCACGAGCAGCGCCCGGTCGAATATATGCCTTGCCCCACAGCGTATTGCCGTCGCGCTGTGCCCCGACCCAAAGCGCCTCAGGGAGCGGGAACGCGCTATCACGGTCGCTGTCTTTAAGATGGCCGAACATCCCCGCGGGACGCTTGGCGTTGATCTGTTCGGCAATGCTGTTGACAAGCGCTTCGTCATACAGCAAGCCATTGGTGGATACTGCGCCCACTTCGGGGACAATCGGAAGGGTGACAAATACAGGTTCGGCGTCAAGCGCCTTGAGCGCCGCCATGTCTACACCTGCCGCTATCGGCACATCCGGGAAGCTCCCGCGGAACTGCCCGATTTGCGTCTCTTGGATGATGACTTCTTGGGCCATTTCAGCCGCTTCGGCTGCCGGTTCCATATCCGGTACAT